AAGATCCAAAACCTGCAGCAAAACCTGCAGACTCCTCGCACCATTGGCGAGTATCAGTCTAGCGCACTTGTGCGTCAGTATGATCGTCAAGGTGGCGTGGTCAGATCGTATCAGTTTGTTGGCATCTGGCCCTCAAACATCAGTGCAATCGACCTCGCATGGGATAGCAACGATACTCCCGAAGAGTATACTGTTGAATTCCAGGTCCAGTACTGGACATACGCTAACGATAACAACGCAGGTAACTCTGTAGACAAGTAAATTCGTAGCGTATAAATAATTGATAATGTATAGGGACAGTTGAATGTCACAACTATTTGGTTATTCCCTAGATCGAAAGAAAGGGAAGGGCTCTGAGAAGGGTCCTTCTTTCGTGCATAAAGATTCGGATGATGCCGCGCAACCCATAGTTGCAGGTGGTTATTTCGGACAGTATGTAGATCTGGGAGACTCGGCAAACAAGTCGAGCGATATCGATCTTATCGGTCGTTATCGTGAGATGTCTTTGCATCCTGAAGCGGATGCAGCCATCAATGATATCGTGAATGAGGCAATCGCTGGAGATCTAGACGATCACCCTGTTGATATTGAGCTTTCTAATCTTAAGGTGTCTGACTCTGTTAAGACACGCATCCGCGAGGAGTTTGAGAATGTTCTCAGTCTCCTCGATTTTGATAGAAAGGCATATGACATCTTCCGTAGATGGTATATCGATGGTCGCCTCTTCTATCATAAGATGATTAACCCTGATAATCCTAAGGAAGGGATTACAGAGTTGAGGTATATTGATCCTCGCAAAATCAAAAAAGTTATCGAGTATGATAAACCTAAGGATCGGGTATCCCCTGCAGATCCACAGGTTAACGTGCTGATTCCTAAGGCAGTTGAGTATTATATCTACTCACCTAAGGGTCTGCGCGGATACGAAAACAACGGTATCAAGATTGCACCTGACGCAATTTGTTTCGCTCACTCAGGACAACTTGATATGCAGCGCAACTATGTGCTGTCACACCTTCACAAAGCAATTAAGGCACTCAATCAACTGAGAATGATTGAGGATTCCTTGGTCATCTATAGATTGTCCCGCGCTCCTGAGCGTAGAATTTTCTATATTGACGTTGGTAATCTGCCCAAACAAAAGGCTGAGCAATACCTCAGAGAGGTGATGTCTCGCTACAGAAACAAACTCGTATACAATGCAGACACAGGCGAAATCAGAGACGACAAGAAATTCATGTCGATGCTCGAAGACTTCTGGCTCCCCAGAAGGGAAGGCGGTAGAGGAACTGAGATCACTACGCTCCCAGGTGGACAAAATCTTGGAGAGCTTGAGGATGTCAAATACTTCCAAAAGAAACTCTACAGATCTCTGAATGTTCCTGAGTCACGTCTGGAATCTGACTCCTCTTTCAACGTTGGTAGGTCTGCAGAGATCACCCGCGACGAGGTTAAATTCCAAAAATTCGTCGTTAGACTCCGCAAAAAGTTTGCTGATGTCTTCAATGATCTGCTCAGGACTCAACTTATTCTGAAAGGTGTCTTCACACCTGATGAGTGGGATGAAGCCAAAGAGCATATCCAATACGATTTCATTGCTGACAACTACTTCTCCGAGCTGAAAGAGCAGGAGATCATGAATGCACGCATGGCACTGCTGCAGCAGATGGATCCCTTTGTGGGTCGCTACTTCTCGCTGGAGTATATGCGTCGTCAGATCCTGAAGCAACCCGATAACCTGTTTAAGGAGATCGATAAGGAGATGGAGAAGGAGATCGCGGACGGTAAAGTCATGGATCCTATGGCAATGCCAGCCATGGAGCACGAGCAAATGGCAATGCAACTCCAACCACCCGAGCCTGATCCACAGGCGGAGATGGAAGCAGCATACGCGGAGCAGGGCATCGACCCTAACGACCGTAAAAAAGGAGATTTCTAAATAGTATTATTGAATTCTAAATAAATCATGCCAACACAAAGCGCACTTGAAATAGTCAACGCATTGTTTGCGGGTCAAAAAGACCTTTCAGATTATGTGGACGCTGCTATGAAAACTGTAGCAGTCGATCAAATTGACACTAAGAAACAAGAGATCGGGCAAAACATGTTTAAGGAGCCCGAGGAAACACCTGAAGTCGAAGCATCTGCAGAGACTGAAGTAACTGATACACCACCAGAGGAAACTACAGATGAAACTGATCAGGGAGGAGATTGAATCCGCTAAGGTAACAATCGTCGAAGGTAAGAATGGCGCGAAGCGTCACTTTATCGAAGGCGTTTTCCTGCAGGGTGAGATCAAGAATAGAAATGGACGCATGTATCGCGCAGAAACTCTTCAGCGTGAAGTTGCTAAATACAACGAGCAATACATTTCCAAAGGTCGCGCACTAGGTGAGTTGGGTCATCCCGATGGTCCTACTATTAACCTAGATAGAGTGTCCCACCTGATTACTTCTCTGCAAAGAGAGGGTAACAACTTCGTAGGTAAGGCAAGACTTCTCGATACCCCCATGGGTAACATCGCAAAGTCTCTTCTCGACGAGGGTGTGAAACTCGGTGTATCTTCCAGAGGTCTTGGATCTATCAAGGAAGAAGGTGGTGTTAAGGTCGTCGCTGATGACTTTATGCTTGCCACTGCTGCGGATATCGTAGCAGATCCTTCTGCCCCTGACGCTTTTGTCAATGGCATCATGGAAGGAAAAGAGTGGGTCTATGCTGGAGGCGCAATCCAAGAGCAAAGAATCGAGCAAATCAAGCAAAGAATTGATAACGCACACCGCTCTCAGTTGGATGAGATGAAACTTTCCGCGTTTCACTCCTTCATCAAAAATCTTTAATCTATAAATAACTATAGCAAATATCGCACGTTTGTACCCAGGAGACAAAATGTCACAAGAGATTGAAACAACTCTGGATGAATCGAGTGTAACCGCTGGCGCAAAACCTGCTGACCCAATGCCCAAACTGGGCGCTGACGGTAGTAGTCTCGCTGGTGTGCAAGACCTCGGTGGTCCAACACCCCAAAACAGCAAACCCACTGATGACAGCAATAAGTATAAGACTATTGCTGGTGGGAATGCCCCCGCTCCAACCACTAAACCCTCTGACGCCTCTGGCGCTAAAGCAGAATTTGCTGCTAAGGGTGATGTGAAAGCTGGTCACGAGCCTGAAGGCGACGTGATTGCTGAAGAGCCCGCTGAAGAAGCAGTCGAGACAGTGATCGAAGTTGATCTGTCTGCCGACGTTGCTGCTCTCACAGAAGGTGAAGAACTGTCTGAGGAATTCAAAGAGAAAGCTAAGACTATCTTTGAAGCAGCGGTCGTTTCCAGAATCAACGAAGAGCTGGAGCGTATGCACGAGGACTACGCTAAAGTCCTTGAAGAAGAAATTGAGACTGTAAAGTCCGACCTCGCAGAAAAAGTCGATGAGTATCTGACTTATGCGGTTGGTCAATGGATGTCCAAGAATGAGCTCGCCATTGAGCACGGTATCAAGACCGAGATGGCTGAGAACATGTTGACTGGTCTCAAGCAAGTTTTCGCGGAGAACTACATTGATCTCCCCGAAGAAAAAGTTGATGTCGTCGAAGAAATTCAGGCACAACTTGATACCATGGAAGCAAAACTCAACGAGTCTATTGAAGAAAATGTCGAGCTCTCTAAGAGTGTTGGCACCTATATCAAGAATGGGATTGTGACAGAGATCGCTGAGGGACTTTCGCTCTCGCAACGCGAGAAGCTTGTCTCCCTGGCGGAAGCTGTTGAGTTTGAAAATGAGGAGTCTTTCAGAGCGAAAGTCTCTACCCTCCGTGAATCGTATTTCTCTACAAAACCTGAAGCGACTACGGTCACTGAGGACGTTGAAGTCGAGAACGCACCTACTGGCGACGCAATGGCAGCATATGCCCAAGCGATCTCCCGTTGGAGCAAGTAATTTACCCTTTCATTTAACCTAAGAGTACAAAAATGTTTAACGCAGAAGCACTCCAGGAAAAGTGGAACCCCATTCTTGAGCACAATGAGCTCGATCCTATCAAGGATACCTACAGAAAGGCGGTTACCTCTGTCCTCCTGGAAAACCAAGAAAAATTCCTCAAGGAAGAGCGCGGTCTAGTTACCGAAGCAGCTCCTACTAACTCCTTGGGTGGTACAGGTTACTCTGGTAGCAGCACTGCTACGGGTCCTGTTGCAGGTTTCGATCCTGTGCTGATCTCTCTGATCAGACGCTCCATGCCTAAGCTTATTGCTTATGACATCTGCGGCGTGCAGCCTATGACTGGTCCTACTGGACTGATCTTCGCAATGCGCTCCACTAAGGGCACCAACAGAGACATCAACAACAGCGCAGTTGAGACCTTCTTCAACGAAGTTGACTCCGAGCATTCTTCCGAGAATAGTGGCAACAGTCTTGCCTCTAACACTCAGACTGGATCTAACCCTGGTCTGCTTGCTGACGCTGCTGGTAACTACACCATCGGTGGTCAAGGTATGACTACTGCCCAGGCTGAAGCACTTGGCGACGGTTCTGGCAACCACTTCAACGAAATGGGCTTCTCGATTGAGAAGGTCACCGTGACTGCGAAGTCAAGAGCACTGAAAGCAGAATACAGTCTTGAGCTTGCTCAGGATCTGAAGGCAGTGCATGGTTTGGATGCCGAGTCTGAGCTTGCAAACATCCTCAGCACTGAAGTGCTGGCTGAAATCAACCGTGAGGTTGTCAGAACTGTTTACAAGATCGCTCGTCCTGGCGCTCAAAACAACACTGCAACTGCAGGCGTGTTTGACCTCGACGTTGACTCCAACGGTCGCTGGTCTGTTGAGAAATTCAAAGGTCTTCTCTTCCAAATTGAGAGAGACATGAATGCTATCGGTCATGAGACTCGTCGCGGGAAGGGCAACATCCTCATCTGCTCTGCTGATGTGGCATCTGCTCTGTCCATGGCTGGTGTGCTTGACTACACCCCTGCACTGTCTGGTAACAGCAACTTGCTGCCCGACGACAACAGCAGCACCCTTGCTGGTACGCTCAACGGTCGTATTAAGGTCTACGTCGATCCTTACTCTGCCAACGTTTCCGACGCTCACTTCTATGTGGCTGGTTACAAAGGTAGCAGTGCTTATGACGCAGGTCTCTTCTACTGCCCTTATGTGCCCCTCCAGATGGTCCGTGCTGTGGGTCCTGACACCTTCCAGCCTAAGATCGGCTTTAAGACTCGTTACGGAATGGTCGCTAACCCATTCGCTGAGGGTCTTACTCAGGGTCAAGGCGCACTCACTGCTAACGCTAACCGTTACTACAGACGTGTTAAGGTTACCAACCTCATGTGATCCTTGTTTCACAAACGTTACACAGAGACCCGAAAGGGTCTCTTTTTTTGTCTTTATGTGGAGTTAAGTTAAAAAGTAAGGAAACTTAGTTACGATATCAAAACAAAGATAAGTAGTAATAGAATATGGAGGTCGCCATGCACCCTAAACTCTCTTGATTATGGGTAAATAAAATGGAGGACGGTTATGCACAACATAACTTCGCGCAATCAACTCGACGAGTGGCGTCACTTTGAAGACACTCTCGATGAGATGGACATCGAGAATCAACTGATGAGCGACTATTACGAATGTCTTATTGAATGTGATATCCAAAACCAATCCAGTTGCAAACGACATTGCAGGAGGATTCTTATGTGAGAGCACCCTAACAGTATTCTTTTCCAGCGACCTTTCGGGGTCGCTTTTTTGTTAAATACAGGTATAATAAGAGAGTTATATGCCTAGGACTAGAATGCGAAAGGTCGATCTCCTTGCTAAGATATACAAGTTAAAGACCTCACTATATAATGGTGAGCATCACGAAAAGAATGGGGACTGGCACGACGGTGCCCATGATGCACTTAACAAAGTCCTAGACCACTTACAAGAATACTCTGAATGAAAGACTTAGATTTCATCGATGACTTCTTTGAGCGCATTACAGGCGACAAGAAGTCCAAAAACATCACCGAGGGTGATGCAAAAGACTGGGAGGACTTCTGGACCAACGAGGATACCGATGAGAATGGAGGAAATTAAGCCATCGCATTACATCACCGAAGAGAAATGCAAGGAGATGATCGATGATGCCATACGACAACATAATCGTAATGCTTCAATTATCAGTTTTTGTGTTGGTTGGGTTGTTCTCGCACTTTTTGCTGAGGGTTTGCTTCGACTTATTGGAGTTATAAAACCCATCTTCCCCTGGTTGGATATACATACACTCCTATAAATAATAGGACAAGATATCCCTAGACACATGGCAACGTGGAATAAACAAATTGAAAACAGGAATTTCCTGTCGCCCATTGGGTTTAGGTTTACGCTTGCCAAGTATCCTAAGGTTGCATACTTTGCTCAGTCTGCCAATATACCACAGATTACACTGGGTATCCAGCAGCAACCTACACCTTACAGACCATTGCCTCTGGAAGGATTCATGACCTATGAGCCATTCACTATGTCATTCATGGTGGATGAGGACATGACTAACTATATGATTATGCACAACTGGATCCGCGCCCTAGGTACTCCTAACGATACACAGGAGAGGGTGGATTTCAGAAACAAGATGGTCGCACTCTTTGGTAACGACGACCTGTATGCAGACGGCACACTGTCTGTACTCAACAGCAACTTCAAAATGAATTTCAACGTCCAGTTTGAGAATCTAATTCCTACTGGGTTGAATGCATTGGAGTTTAATGCTACAATAGATGGCACAGAGTATGCCATGGCACAGGTAACATTCAATTACTTGCGCTTTGAGATACAGGATACCGTCAACTTCACCCGTGATAAGCGACTTACTTAATGAATTTACAAAAAATTGAGGAGATGTGGGCAAAGGATGCAGAGAAATTCTTTGATCACAGGGAGTTGCCTGAGCTGTTGGCAAACGACAGTATGGAAACACCCAGACTCCATGCAAAGTATTTGCAATTTTATAATCAATTCAAACTCATGCTATCAGAAGCAGAGACGAAGCGCAAGATAATGCTTCGGGAGAAGTTTGAATACTATTCTGGTAAGGCACCTGCCACAGTCTATAAAGAAAAACCCTTTGCACTCAAAGTGCTCAAGGGTGATCTTCCTATGTACATTGATAGTGACCCAGATCTGACCAGAGC